CCTCATAAAAAGCTGCAACGCGGCGAAATATCAGAGCGAGTTCATAAAGCTGAAATTCATATACCAGCCAGTGACAGGACAATATATAGGTGGCTCAATGCAGCGGTTGTAAAGTTTGCAGAGGAACGAAGGTTAAATATTTAATAATTATTTTAAAAGTTGTCAGTAGTGCAAGCAAAAATGTGTTATACTATATATAGTCGTTAGAGTTATGGGTACACAATATCGAGAGCATTGCAAGCGAGCGGTGCTCTTTTTTGTTTGGAAGTGAATATATGGGACGTAAGAAGAAAACAACACTCAAGCGTGAAAAGAGTGACGAAGAGAAACAGCTAGAAGCGCGGCGGCGGCACAGATGCTATCACTGCCAGTGGGCGCGGTGGGCTGATGATGGACATATAAGCTGCTTCTGGCGGCGGTGTGAGAAAGCGGCGGGTATAAATACAAAATCAAATACACCAGCACCGGCGTGGTCAATAAAAAATGAATAAGCGTATATACTACGACACCAAACCACCATGGGTACGTAGGTTCTACAACTCAAAGGCATGGCGCAAGAAGAGAACATACATTTTACAGAGAGATCATCACATGTGCCAGCACTGTAAGAAAAGAATTGAGAAAGCGCTGCGCACAGGCGTACCGATTAAGCCAGAGGACAGGAAGATACCAATAGCCAATGAGGTGCATCACATCAAAGAGATTGAAGACTGTCCAGAACTTGCGCTTGTAGACAGCAACCTCACAAGCTTATGCAGAGCGTGTCATGAAAAGACAAAGCAGTACGGAGCGAAACAGCCTGCGGGCGTAAGGATAATCAAAGCATAAGAAGGACGCCCCCCTGTGCAATAAGTTGAAACAAGCATGTTTTAGAACCGCTGCAGGAGGTGCCTTGTTACAGCGCGTTAAAAATATTTACATGAAAAGGGGGTAACCCATGCCAAGAAAAAGCAAAGCGCAGTTAGCGCTTGAAGAAATAGCAGCCGAAGCCAAGTCGAGAATCAGAGATTATCTTAAAGATGGGAATACCCTTCAAGAATCAGACATAGAGTTGGTTAACCTTTATGCAGAAACATATCAGTTTTATTGCCAGCTCAAGCGTGAGCTTATTGGCAAAAAGCTGATGATGCCGTATACCAACAAGGCCGGAGCAAAGAATTATGTTAAAAATCCGCTTGCGATTGAACTGACCAAAACAGTCCAGGTACTCAATAATCTTCTCCGCTCCCTGGGATTGACACCGGCGCAGCGAAAAGAATTTGCAGACAAAGGATCCGCGCCGCCAGAAGGCGGTGAAAAAAATGACCCAACCAAGGACGATTTTGAATCCTTCTGACAGCAGCGAAATACTTGAACGCATAGAAGCATCAGACTGCTATAAATATGCGAGCGATGTATTGGGTGGCAGAATTAGTGCTTGCAAACGGGTAAAACAGTCCGGCCGTCGGTTTATGAACGACCTTGACCGCTCGCTTAATGACACTGGGTATCAGTGGGCATTCGATATTGAAAAAGCATACAGGCCGATAAATTTCACTGAAAAATTCATTGTACCGACAAAAGGTAATTATGACAGGATGAAACTGCTCCCGTGGCAGCACTTTGTTGAAGGAAACCTATACGGATGGGTAAATAAAAAGACGGGGTATAGGCGTTTCCGTGAAGGCGTGATATTAGTCGGCTCTGGTAACGGCAAAAGTACGATGATAGGCGGTATTGTGCCATTCGCTATATCAAAAGACGGTGAAAGGGGCGCTGAAGCTTATTGCTTAGCAAATTCGCGACAGCAAGCCATGATTATTCTTGGCTCGTGCACAGAGCAGGTGGAAGCTTCGGCGCTGCTAAATAAACACTTTCGGACAACAACTAAGGGTATATATTTTGACCCGACTAACGGGTTATTTGAAGCGCGATCATCAGAAAGCAAAACACTGGATGGCCTGAATGTTCACCTGGGGATATTTGACGAGGTTCAAGACTTCCAAAACTATAGCCTAATAAACCGCATAAAAGCAAAGGGTAAAAAGCGGCGTCAACCGCTATTTTTGTTTATATCGACGCTCGGAGAAATCATTGATGGCCCGCTAATGGATTATTACATCTTGGGTGGCCAGATACTTGATAACACAGGTGCAATTGCGCAACGAGCTGCAGACAGAATGTTCGTCTACATCGCGGAGATTGACGAGGGCGACGAGCCGGATGATACGACCTGCTGGATAAAAGCAAACCCATCACTAGGCGAATTGTTACTTTTGGATGATCTGATTGATGAATGGGAGCGCTGCAAGCTTGTACCGCAGGAACGGTCAAACTTCATCAACAAGCAATTGAACGTATTCACTCGCGTTGATGAGTTATCATTGCTTGACCCGCAAACCATCTTAAAGAATAACAAGAACCGTGCAATCGAAACGCTCAAAGGGTTTAGTTGTTATGGCGGATTTGACCTTGCCGAAACAGAGGATTTCACATCGGCGTGTCTGGAATTTGCATTGCCGGATAATTGGTTTGCCGTTCTTGAACATTCGTGGGTACCGCGAAAAAAGGTAAAAGAAGATCACGAAAAGCTGGACTGGAAACGCCTTGAGCAAGAAGGTGTTCTCACAATTGTTGACACGGACTACGTTGAATACGAGCTCGTATTGGCGTGGTTTTTAAAGCAGCGTGAGATGTTCAATGTTGACAGTATAGGATATGACCCTGCAAAGGCTTTCATGTTAGTGAATGCCATGAAGGAGAAAGGGTTTGTGATGAATGAAGTCAGACAAGGAGAGCTCACATTGACCGCGCCGCTCGATAACCTTAAGGAACGCTTCATTGATGGCAAGATCATTCACAACAATAACCCGATGTTTAATTGGTATATTGGAAATGTGAAGCTGACAAAACGAGGGGCGAACGCTACGTATCTGCCAACCAAGCAGCACAAATTCAGAAAAATAGATGGATTTATGGCGTTGCTCTGTGCACATACCGAATGGATGCGCAAGCACCCGCTTGTTATTCCACCGGATAAAAAGCTTGCAACGGTAATCAAGCTGGAAGATAGGAGATGATGAATATTTGGGCATTTTCAATAGCCGTAAAGAAATAAATGCGCTGAGGATGGAATTAGACAGCTTGAAGAAAAAGCTTGCTAAAAAAACACCGGTAGGCACAAAAAAACTCCCGTTCGGAGTATCGTTTCTGCCTCGGTTTTTACGAAGCGACTATACCCTGCAAAACAGTGAATTGATATTCTCGGCGGTAACGCGCAGGGCGAATGCATTATCATCAATGCCAGTGCAACTTTTTAAGGGTACAACGCAGGTAAAAAACGATGATCGAAACGACATTGTAAACTGTTCGCCAAACCCAAACATGACAGCTTGTCAGTTTTTTAAAACAATGGAGGCATGCTGCTGCACGGAAGGCAACGCATACGCGCTTAAAACGTATGATCCGGATGGCGCGTTTACAGGCATGAGAGTGCTTGATCCTTTACGTGTGACACCAATACTTGAAACGGATTCGGGCGAACTGTGGTACAAGATTCTGCCTGAAATCGGTCAAGCGTATTATCTGCACAATTATTACATCATTCATATTCCGTTTATCAGCGCAAACGGCATAAAAGGTGTGAATCCTGTGCAAGTGTTGTTTGATACACTGTCATACAATGACCAGATTCAGACATTCAGCGCGTCTCAGCTTGAAAAAGGCGTGAACGCGAAGATTGTCGCAGAAGCCCCAGCGAACCTTGGAGAGCAGCAACGGATAGATACAATCGAGGCTTTGGTTGAAACGTACAAAGAAACCGGCGGAAATATCCTGCTTCTTGAGTCTGGCGTGCAAGCAAAAACACTTAATCTCTCGCCTGTTGACTCTAAACTGTTCGAGGTTGAAAAAATATCGCGGTCAAAAGTCGCGATGGTTTACAACATACCGCCACACTTACTGGGCGATTATTCTGATACATCGTTTTCATCTCAAGAGCAGCAGATGCTTGAATTTTTGATGCTGACCATGCTGCCTATAGTCACGGCGTATGAACAAGAGCTTAACAGAAAACTGCTGACAAGAGAAGAACGGCGCCGCGGCTATAACTTTAAAATTGACATGAACGCGATTTTAAGAGCCGATGCGGCGACAAGAGCAGACGTTCACCAGAAAGCCATAAGGGGCGGATGGGAAAAGCCAAACGAGGCACGCGCCGAATATGGCTATGACAAAGACCCGAACGGAAATGAATTAATGGTCTCAAGAGACCTTACAACATTAAAATGGCTTATAGCTAATCCCGACAAGGGATCAAAAACAAATGAAAAAGGAGAAACAACATGAGTCTATATGAAATGTGGCTTAATGTCCATAAAAACGGCACTCTGCCTGCAGAATGGCAGCTTGCTCATAACTTTTTGACATGGGCGACGGCCAACGGGTATAAAACCGAATACGGCTATGAAGGCGAATTTACGCCGGAGAGTCTTTTGGCGGCAAAACAGGCAGGAAAACCCTTAAAAGAAGTAGCATCAAAATACGCAAAAAAATGTGTTACAGGTTTTGAAAACGCTATAAAATTCGGCACCTCTGACCCGGTAAAAGAAAACGAGCAGCCGATGGACGCCGAAACATTGAAAAATTCAATGAATAAAGAGGCGATCATCGCGCTGGCGAAGGAAAAAGGCGTCAAAATTAGCGGTACGGAAACAAAACGGCAGATTGCAGACTTAATTGTCGCAAAGGAGGACGCGGATGAAAGCTAAACGGTTGGCGCTTACGGCGGGGCTTGCAACCGAGTTTTCCTTTGATGCTTTTGACTCAAATCAAGTCGTGGTCAAAAATGAAACGGCGGCTGAAATTCTTTTTAATGACGGCGAGTTTTTAGAATCAGAAGCTGCTCGTATTCCCGCTTTTTCATGGCAGGCGTTCAATATTCGTGTTCATATCGATAGAAAACCGTCATTTTTTATTAAAGCTGTCGTTTCTGGAACCGTTGAGATCAATTTTGGCTCAACTGGCATAGGGGCGCTTATTGGGCCAGCGCTTGACGCTGCAGGGATGATACCGCATGTACTGACATTTTCAGCGGGCGCCGATACCACATTAACAGCATCGCTCATAAGATTGCACGGCGAAACGCTTGATCTTGATACGCCCGTACCCATGACAAGCGGCGCGACGGTATTTAATGGCGATATAATCACATTTGAAGCAACTGCTACCGAAATAGGCTTTCATCCTGTACTGACAGTCAATGGCGAGGTAGTAGAGCTGGCCGAGGGCGCAACTACAATTACCGTATCTGGCAAAACGGCAGTAGCGGTAGAAGCGGTTGCAGATGAGGGCGCGTGACATGAATAAAGCTTTGCTTGACGAAGCCAAAAGATATGGCCTAAACGCCAGCATGTACAATATGCTTCATCCGCGGCGGCGAGAAGTCGCTCTAAAAAAAGATATTGACCGTGCAAAAACACGGACTGAAAAGAAGGGAGCAGTCAATGGACAGAATTGACAAACTCAAAGCCTTAAAGGCAACGCCAATAAACCCTGAAGCCGACATTGCCTTAATAAACCAATACGCACATAAGGAGCTAACGCCGGAAGATGTTTTTTGTTTCCCGATAAATCTCTGCGACAACGACGTAGACCGAGATACTGAGCGATTCACAAAAGCCAGTCTTGATAAGCTTGCTAAGCTTTTCGTTGGAAAAAGCGGCATTCTTGATCATCGCTGGTCGGCTGAAAAGCAAGTTGCGCGTTTATACCGTTGCGAAACAGAAGAAAAAAGCGAAAAGAACTCTCTCGGGGAACCATTATACGTCTTGCGCGGAAGCGCTTATATGCTTCGTAATGAAGCCAACACTTCGCTGATAGAAGCGATAGAGGGCGGCATTGTCAAAGAAGTATCTGTGGGATGCCGCATGGGTGAATGTGCTTGCTCGATATGCGGCAAGAAACTCAAGTTTGATTGGGTTACATGGACATATCAATGCGAGACGGGGCACATCAAGGGGCAAGAGTACGATGGAAAGCTCTGTGTAGGTGAACTCAAAGACCCAAAAGAAGCCTACGAGTTTTCTTTCGTAGCCGTTCCTTCCCAACGCAGCGCAGGCGTCACAAAAGGCGTAGAAAATCTTGGCGAGGCGGTCGAACTTTTAAAAACTGCCGATATCGGCAATGTCAGGACGGATGACTTAAAAGTTATCGGGCAAAAGGTCAAACTTGCGCTTACTGATAGCGACGAGCGTAACGAACGGGCGAGAATCATCGCCGAAAACCAAAAATTTATTAAGGAGAGTAAAAATAATGGCTAAAGTAACACTTTTTGATCTCAAAGAGAAAATGGCAACGCTGCAGGCGCAGATTTCGGCTGATGCTGAATGGATTGCGGAGAAAGCCGCTGACCCGACAACCAGCATGGAGGACATCAATACGAAAAAGACCCACCGTGATGATCTGGCGTCGCGATTCAATTTGCTGAAAGCTCAGCATGACGAAATGGAAGAGCAGCAGCGGCAGGCGCTGGCCATGCAGCAGAAATCAAGCACCGGCGACACAGAAAAGGACGCTGTTGTTAAAACAAAGGCGGCTTTCTATCGCGGCGTGGCTTTCGGTGACAAAGAGGGCGTGAAGAAAACATATCAGGGTCTTGGCGCCATTCCGGCTGGTTCTTCCGACTTTGGCAGCGGTTCAAATCTTCTGCCTACCACGCTTTCCAACGAGCTCATCACAGAGCCGTTTGAAGAGAACAGCTTGCGCGGAGTCGAGGAAACCTCGCAGATTGCAGGTCTTGAAGAGCCGCGTTTGACGTTTGCAATTGACGACGAAGACCTGCTTGAAGATGTCGTTGACGCCGAAACAGCCAAAGAGATTCAGACATCCTCTGATTTGGTCACTTATGGCCGTCTCAAAACCAAGGTCAAGATACAAGTTGCAGACACTGTTGTTTACGGCACAGACACAAACCTTGTTTCTACCATCGAAAACGGTCTGCGTTCCGCGCTGGCCAGAAAAGAAAAGCTTCGCGCTTTTGCAAAATCGGCTGACGATGCACACAAGCATATGTCGTTCTATATGATCGGCATTAAGGGAGTGACCGGAGCGACCGTTGTTGCGGCAATCATGGCAGCTCTTGGCGATCTGGATGATATGTTTAGAGCAAACGCTAAAGTCATGATGCGCGCTGCGGACTGGTACACCTATGTACAGACTCTTTCCAACACGGCGGGCGAACTGTTCACCGCAAAGCCGGAAGAGGTTCTCGGCGTGCCGGTCATTTTCAATGACAAGGCGACGATCCCGATTGTTGGCGATTTCCGTTATTCGAAACAGAATTATGAACCGGCAGCTGTTCTGGATTCCGACAAAGACGTCGATACCGGCATGTACAAGTACGTGCTTACGGCGTGGGGCGATCATCGGATCAAGCTCAAAAGCGCGTTCCGCTTGGCTGTTGTGGCAGTGGCGATCATCGGCGGCGTTGCGACATCTGAAACCTCTGCGGCGCTTGCGGGTGAGGATTTGAGCGCAGCTGGCACATTCAACACCGATGACGCGAACAAGCCGACAAGCGGCATCACGTACCTGTGGCAGTACGACAACGCTGGCACATGGACGGACACGACGGATGCTTACACTGGCTACAACACCAACACGCTGACCACTGTGGACGAGCAGGACGAAGATGTCAAGTTCCGCTGCAAGATCACATACGGTGGCGTATCAGTTTACACAAACGCAATCACAATGAGCTAAAGGAAAGGGGGCGTACATGTTATCAATCACTACGCTTAAAGACTATATCGGGATGCCGCCGGATGCAGCGGACACAGTCGCAGAGCTTTGCCTAAATGCGGCAAAGTCAAAATCAAGAGCGGCGGGCATCCCAGACTATAAAAACAATGCGCAGTATGATCTTTTTCTGTGCGCCCTCGCTTCTTGCTGGTATGACAATCGTGGAATGACATTTGTGGGAGCTTCAGCAAACCCGGAAAACGCGCAAATGCTCATAAACTCTTTCGTGCTCGAACTAAGGCATGCTGGCGAAGATCCTGTGGTTGAGTCGGAGGTGGTGGTGGGCGATGGCTAAGCATGTAAATGCTGGTGAGCTGCGTACACCGATCATCATTGAGGAATATACAGAAACTCAAAACGAAAACGGCTATGCGGTAAAGACATGGGTGAACGTATTTGGCACAAGCAAGGTATACCGCGTTAAATGGGTGAATGTGCACGGCAAAGAAGTTTTTGAGGCTATGCGAATGGATCTTAATGAACCCGCGACGCTGACGGCAAGGTATAGCAAGCTCATCACGCCTCAATGCAGAATACTTCATGCGGAAGATGCAAACAAGACCCCCACTGAGAAAGAAAAGCTATGTTTCGAAATTATCAGTCTTGATAACGTTGAAAATCGTAATCAGTGGCTTGAAATCAAAGTTAAGAGGCAGGTGAGTGCAAAATGAGCATTGAGTCACGCATAAAAACGGCACTTGCATCGTTCGGTTATCCGACTTACCCTAACATATACACTGGCAGTGAACCCAACTACTTCACGTTCAATCATAATACATTCGGCGCGGATTACGGTGAAAACAAGCCGCAACACGAAATAGCGCTGATACAAGTCCATTTAATTTGTCCGAACGACTTTGACAGCGTTGCAACGCGGAAAACGATCAAAAAAAAGTTGTTTGAGGCGGGGTTTGGTTATCCGGAAATGACAGACGCCAGTGACGACACAGGGCAGCATTGGGTATTTGAGTGTCAAGCAGCTGAGGGGGTTGATGTGTAATGGCCTTGCTCGTAATGGAAGGGCTGGAAGAATGCGTGCTTTTTATGGATCAGCTCGCCAATGTGCCGGATGATATAATTCATGACATGTTGGCTGCCGAAGCGGAAGTAGTGATTGAAGCGCAAAAAAAAGAGATTGACTCGTTAGGGTTGGTAGACACAAAAAAAATGCGTGACTCGATCAAGGCCGATAATAAATTCGGGAAAACAAGAGGTAAAGGGTTTGCGCAATACATCAATGTATATCCCCATGGAGTGCATCACACGTATAAAGCGCGGACAACCATAAAAAGATACAAGCGCAGCAAAAGCGGCCGTACATATATCTACGGCGGCGGCATAAAAAAGTCAAACAATGCAGAAGTTGGGTTCATTCACGAGTACGGCGCTCCATCTCGGAATATCCCAGCAAAACAATGGATGCGCAAGGCGAACGAAAAAGCAGCGCCAAAAGCATCTGAAGCAGCAGCAAAGGTCTTGCACGATTGGCAAGACAGTCTTTAAAGGCCATAGGGTCTTTATAAAATTAAAAAAACCTAAGGAGGGTTAATAATGGCAGGATATGGTTCTGAATATGCACGTTATGCAAAACATGCAACCCCTGACACAGAAAGCGCAGCCCCAACGTATGAAGCGCACGTAAGCCTTGGCGCTTTTGTGCAAGGCGATCTTGCAATCACAAACGCGGAAGGTGAGCAACATGGCAACAATACGCTGCAAGAAAAAATAGTGAAGTTCGCCTCTGGCGCAATACCGCTTCAAGTGACGGATTTGCCCAAGGCGTCTGCCGCGGTAGTGTATGGCGCGACATACAACCCGACAAACCATGCACTAAGCTTTGGCGGAGATGATGTTGCGCCGTATGGCGCGTATGGATACATTAGAAACATTTTCCGCGCTGGAGTTGAGGTGTTTGAGGGCAACTTTTTCCCGAAGGTGATAGCGGCGAGAACAACGCAGCCTTCGCAATCTCGCAACAACTCAATTACACTGCAAAACGACACGATCAATTTAACTGTTATGCGCCCGCTTCACAAAGCTACAAAATGGCAGTACACAGAAGAATACGCCACATTTGCAGAAGCAGCGGCATGGCTCGCAGAAATGTTCGGTACAAACTTAATCACCGGCGGTACAATTGCGGCAGAAACAGTCGGCGCGGCAGGCGAAGACATCACTGCTGATCCGATATTCAGCGCATCACCTGAACCGACAAGCGGCATCACGTACCTCTGGCAGTATTTTAATGCTGGCGTGTGGACAAACCTGACAGATTCGTATACTGGCTACAACACCAACACGCTGACCACAGTAGACAATCAGGATGAAGATGTGGAATTCCGCTGTGCCATTACTTATAACGACGTGACGGTGTATACAAACAGTTTAATAATGACCTAAAAGAAGTGATAAAGGGAGCTACGGCTCCCTTTATTATCAGTTAAGGAGCGAAGATGGAGAATAAAATAAAAGTTGTGACAATCGGGACAGCGCGAGGGGTTAGAGCCGATATTGACGGAACGGAATACTATTTTTTGTACAATGGAAGCTCGCTTTTTAAAATACAAGATGAATTTGGGCCGTGTGTCTTGCCTGAGGTGTTTTCCATAAAAGATAGAGAAGGTGTAAAAAACATACTGCAAGTAAGCGAGATTTTAACCGAATCGGCGGCGCAGACGTGTAAGGAATACCACATTGATGATATCCCCGTCTTTAAGGCGAAGAACAGAAATGAACACAACACGATGCCGTATGTTTATCTTGCTTTACGAAAGGCATGTGCAGATGCGGCAGATATTGGATATGTCCGAGAGATTGAAAGCGAAACAGAAGAAGTTGATTTGATTCTTCTCAAACATCAAAAAAAAACGGTTACAAGCGAGCCGTCTACATCCAAAACGGAATAACCATAGGGCTGACGGCAAGAGAAACATTTGAACTAAATCCGGGAACTATGAACGACTTGATTACTCTATATGAGAAAAACCACAAGCAGGAGGAAAAGAAATGAGCGGATTTGTATTCAGAGATCGCATGTTGAAACTTACTATTGCGGGAACTGAATTTGAAATTGATTCAAAAATCGGAGAATGGCTTTCGCAACAAAAAGGTGCGCTTGTAGCGGCGGGCAAGGCGTTCCAAACTGGCGGGAAATCATCGGAAGAAACTATTAAGTTTTACGCTGAGAAAACCAACAAAGCCCTTGGTGACGAAAAAGCGTTTGAAAAGATATTCAAAAACAGAGAACCCGATGTGCGTGATTGTCTGGATGTTTTAACTTATATCGCAAACGAGATAGCCGCTTTTAATCGCGCCAATGCGTTTGTAGAGGGCATGGTTGATATATCGTTACCAAACAGAGCGCAGCGCAGGGCGATGAAAAGCTAGCATGGAGCCACGCGAAAAAATAAAATGCCCATACTGCGGCTATAAAATGCCAGTAGAACGCGCAAAAAAAGCCGCCTGCAAAGGCGTTTTTGTTAAATGCAAAGGTCGTAATTGCGGTAAGGTATTTGAGATTATTATAAAAGACAAGTAGTGCCAGAGTGCCGATGTCTAACGGGAAGGTGATGATATTGGCACGACGTATATCAACGATAATAGCTATCGATGGCGAGGCTCAATATAAGCAATCCATTACTAATATTAATGCCGAGCTAAGAAAATATCAGTCCGCCCTTGGTCTTGTACAGAGCGAATACAAGACGAATGCTAACAGCCTTGATGCCCTCACCTCAAAGCAAAAAGCTCTGGCTGATTTGCAGTCTACACAAACAGCCAAAATCAAAGAGCTAAATGCGGCTTATAAAAATGCTCAGTCTGCAGTAGAAGCATATAAGACTCGTAAAGAAGAACTCACACAGAAAATTACAGCCAATGAAGCGGCACTCGTAAAGCTCAAGAATGCCGAAGGCAACACCACGCAGGAGCAGAAAAAGCTTACAGAAGAAACAGATAAGCTTAAAAGAGAGCTTTCAGAAAACGAAGCCAAGTTGACGTCTGCTGAAAAAGGTACAAGCGATTGGGAAACCTCTCTCAATAAAGCCAAGATAGAGCTAAACAAGACCAACGAAGAGATTAAGCAGAACGATAAATATCTTGACGAGGCCAGGAAAAGTACTGATAAAACCGCTAAGTCAATAGACGAATTTGGCAACAAGACCGATAAATCCGCAAAAAGCCTTGATACGCTATCGACTGCCCTTATATCTACCGGAATTGTCAGAGGACTTAAAGAACTGGCCGAAGCGTTTATTGCCTGTGCGGAAGCATCAATCGCTTACGAAAGCGCCATGACGGGCGTCGAAAAGACTACTGATCTGACTGATAAAGAACTGGATGCGATATCAGATTCGTTCAAGGAATTGTCAAAAGATATCCCGATGGCCGCTTCAAAACTGGCAGGAATTGCAGAGAATGCCGGACAATTAGGTATCACAAAGGAAAACATTGTGGACTTTACTGCCACAATGGCCGATTTGGGCGTTGCAACAAACCTTTCCGGTGAGCAAGCGGCGCAGACATTCGCCAAGTTTGCCAATATCACAGGCATGGCTCAGACGGACTTTAAGCGTCTTGGTTCGGCTATCGTATCATTAGGCAATAATAGCGCCACAACCGAGGCGGATATTGCCGATATGGCTTTACGCTTGGCTGCTGCAAGCACACAGGCCGGAATGTCTCAATCTGAAATCGTTGCATTGGCTGCGGCTATGTCGTCTGTTGGGCTTGAATCAGAAGCGGGCGGAACGGCATTCAGTAAAACGCTGAACATGATGACGGCAGCTGTTGAAACAGGCAGCGAGAAATTAACAGACTTTGCAAGCGTCGCCGGCATGACAGCGGAAGAGTTCGCCAAAGCCTACAAGGAAGATGCTGCAGGTGCGCTCATAGCCTTCATTGAAGGGTTGGGCGACACAGAGACAAAAGGTAAAAGCACAATTGTATTGCTTGAAGAGCTTGGATTGACCGAAATCAGGCTGCGCGATGCATTGACCCGTGCCGCGTCTGCTGGTGATCTGTTTCGCAGCTCAATAGAGCTTGGAAATAAAGCATGGGAAGAAAACACAGCCCTTGCCAGCGAAGCTCAACTCAGATATGGAACGACCGAAAGCAAATTAAAATTGCTTGACAATGCCCTCAACCGCGTCAAGATCACAGTAGGCGATCAGTTAAACCCGGCTTTGAACATGTTCATCGACGCGGGAACGGACGTGCTTGATTGGATTGACGATTTCATCAAAGAAAACGAATGGACTGTCCCTGTTATAACTGGTGTTTCGGCGGCCCTTGGTGTTCTGACCGTTGCGCTTGTTTTTTCGTCTACGGTTGTAAAGGGTACAGTAATCCCGGCCATTAAAGCAATGACAGCCTCTTTGATGGCAAATCCAATATTCCTTGTTGTTACTGCTGTGGCCGCGCTGACCGCAGGGCTACTCGCCCTTGTTCCCGCGTTGTTTCAGGCAGATGAAGAAAGCCAAAAGCTTGCCGCGAATTCAAAAGCTCTTTCTGACGAAATGAATACTGCTGCTGAAGCATACGAGAAAAACACCGTAGCTGCAGCCGCACAAGAGCAAACAACAAAAACCCTTATTGACCGGCTCGATGAACTGGCAGGAAAATCTAAGCTCACAACATCAGAACAAATGCTCTTAGAAGGTACGACTGCCGAGCTTGCAAAGATGTACCCAGAGCTTAACAGCCTTTTAAGCGAAAACACTACAGAGCTTAAAAACAGCATACCTGCAATCAAACGCAGAGTTGAAGCACTTAACGCTCAGCAAGAAGCAGAAATGCAGCGCGATAGAATTATAGAGCTGCAAACCGAGCAAGCAAAAGCGGAACAGCAATTAGCTGAAAACGAGCGTAAGCGGCAGCGAATTCTTGCAGGATTAACAAAAGAACAAAAAGAAAACATATTGGCATTCATAAAGGGAACCGGTGTGGTTCAAGCATACGGCGAAGCGGCATTTTTACTTGATGAAGATTTACGATATGCCGCAACAAGTATGCAGGAGCTTAACGATGCCGATAAAGCTCTAAAAGAAAGTCTCGAAGGAACAACTGAATCTCTCAAGATAGAACAAGAACAGTTCGACGCCAACGCTGAAACTCTTGCCAAGTATGGCATGACTATTCAGGAATATAATACAGCCACGGCAAAGAGCAGTACAATCAGATGCTTATTCTCGAAGGCGAACTGGCAAATCTTGCGGCGGCCCATGAAGCGGCATTTCTGACGGCTTATGAGAGCATCGATAGCCAAATCGGATTATTTCAGAAAATGAGCACAGAGGCGGATCAGAGTATATCAGATCTTATAGACAGTCTTGATTCGCAGATTGATTATCTTGACACGTACGCCGAAAACATTAATAAGGCGATGGAAAAGGGCGTTGATAAAGGCCTTATCCAAAAGCTTTCTGATGGCTCTGAAGAGTCAGCCAAAATACTTGCGGCAATTGTTGCTGGTGGCGATAAGGACATTAAAGCACTTAATGAAAAGTTTGGGAAAGTCGAAGAAGGCAAGCAAAAATTCTCCGGTACCGTGGCGGATATGGAAACTGATTTTCAGACGAACATGGATGCTATTAATGCGGAGCTTGACGGTCTTGTAAAAGATATGGACAAGTCGAGCGAGGCGGGTGCAGCTGCAAGGCAAACAGGAGAAAGCTATGCTTCTGGGTTAAGAAGCAAACGCGATGCCGTCTATAATGCCAGCGCGGCATTAGCAAAAGCCTCTAATCAGGGATGGAAAGATTATTATATACAGCGTTCCCCGGCAAAGAGAGCTATTGAGACGGCGGCTCAGACAGCTGACAGCTATGCCATGGGTGTTGAACAGCGCACTAAACACATGAAGGAAACAACCGGAAGATTTGCAAGCGCAGCCAATGACGCTTACGTTGACAAAATGAAAGATATCACAATCAAAGCAACGCCGGTGATGTACAATCTTTCGGAACTACCACAAAGAAAAGCGGTTAAATCGGGTGACGTTATTGTGCATGTTGATGCCAGGGGAGCGACTGTTCGCAGTGAAGATGATATCAAAAGAATATCAGACGGAATTGCCAACAAAATATCACAAAAGCTCGCCAAAGAAGCGCAGCGTAAAATTACAGCAAGGGGAGGTAAGGTAATTTAATGTATGTATTAATCGACGGGATGGACACAGAAGAATACAAACTGCGCGTTACCTCTCTGCCTTCTATACAGATAGCCCAAAAGCGCGTACAGCTTATCACAATTCCTGGACGCTCAGGATACCTAACGCAGTGGGATGGTTCTTATGAAGAGGTCGTCAAAACGACGGCTTTTTTTTATAAAGATAAATTTCCTGAACAAATAGCGCAGATGATCCTCGAGGGGCGTACAATCACATTTTCAAATGAGCCTGACAAGGTTTACGATTATCGAATTGACATTTCGACTGACCTGATAAAAACGATATCGCCATGGCATCAGTTTGAAGTGCAGTTTATCTGCAATCCAGTTAAGCGCGAACATAACCCCGAAATTATAACAGCGTCTGCATCTCCAATCCGGTTAATCAGCCCGTGCAATCATCCGGCGTATCCAACGTTCACACTAACCGGCACAGGAAACGTAGAGCTGGCCGTAGGTGGGCAAGAAATCAGCCTGACAGATATAAGCCCGTCGATTACAATTGACGGCGATCTTATGGACTGCTATCAAGGTACGGCGCTGACCAATGGAAAGATGACGGGCGATTTTCCCGTAATCGATCCGGGCGAGACAATAGATATTGGATGGACAGGCAGTGTATCTAAGATAGAAGTTTTGCCGAATTGGAGGTGGGTATAAATGCAGGTTTACGCACCGAATTCAACCCCTGCGCAGTTGGCCACGAATGGCATTGGGAACCTGACATGTGAGTACGCGATTGTACACGAAGAAATAAACGGCGAATTTAGTTTGACTTTCAAAGTTGCGCAAGATTCGCCTAATATGAACGCTGTGATAATAGGTGGCATCGTAAAAGCGCATACCCCTCGTGGATATCAGTTTTTCCGCATGTCGCAGCCCGTGACCGTGCTTGACGGCGGCAAAGAGGTTTTTGCGTGGCATATATCGTATGATCTGGCGCAGGATATGATTTTAAATAGCAACTGGACAGGCAAAACAGGGGCTCAAGCTTTACTTGGTATTTTACAAGCCGGCATCACAGAGCGGCGATTCACAGGCACTTCTGATATCAGTTTGGTCGCAAACATGCGTATAGTGCGAACATCCGTCCTTGGCGCGATTTTAGGGGAGCAAGACAACAGCTTTATAAACCGGTGGGGCGGAGAGGTTGAGCGAAATAATTTTACGGTCAATGTTTTATCACGATTGGGCGCTGATAAGGGTGTGAAAATCGAGTATCGCAAAAACCTAACAGGCTTGATTATCGAAGAAGACGACGATCAGCTAGTAAACAGAATCATACCGACAGGCCTTGATATAAATGATACAGTAATTATATTGCCCGAGATTTACATCGATAGCGATTTAATCGCTGATACTCCGATACCTCATGTGCGGCATGTTCATTTTGGTGATGTAAAAGTAGGTGCGGAAGATGAGGACGGGAACATACTTTATATAAATGTAGACGCCGTCCGGACGGAGCTTCGGGCGCGAGTCGCCAAAATGTTTGAACAAGGCGCTGACTTACCTCTAAAAAGCGTGACAGTTGAATTTATTGACCTCTCACAAACAGAGGAATACAAAAACTATGCCGTGCTTCAAACTGTCGAGATTGGCGATACCGTCAACTGTAAGTACAAAGACACAATTATCACACAAAGAGTTGTATCATATGATTATGATACGCTGACAAAAAAATATATCACCATCATACTTGGTGCTGACATGCCTATACTTGGCGATTTATTGAAAGCCCAAGGCCGGGACATATTGGACTTACAGGAGGAAATCTCGGGCGGCTACGCGTCTTTGAAATTAACCGTTGATGGGCTTGTGGTAACTGTGAGTAATGCCGAGAGTGACATATCAACGCTTGAGCAGACCGCGTCTAGCCTGACAACAAAAATCACCAATGCCGAGAGTGACATATCAACGCTTGAGCAATTTGCTGACAGTCTAACCTTATCAGTTACAAATGGATCTACATCAAGCACAATTAAGCTGATGGCGGGTGCTGTTGAGCTGGCGAGTAAAAACATCTCAATGAGCGGTATGGTGACGTTCTCAAACTTGACTGATGGAACAACAACAATTTCGGGAGGAAACATCAAGACGGGTACGGTAGCGGCCGCGAGGATAGACGTTGATAATCTATATGTAAAGCATTTGAGCGGCGCGGACGGCACGTTTCACAATCTCACAACGATAGACAGCGCGACTGGATATGGAATGCAATTGTACTGGTCGTCAATTCGTTTTACAAAAAACAGCGGTTCAACATGGAGTGGACAGATAGACGTTGATGCTACTTATGGTATGCGGTTGTTTTCCTCGGATGAAGTGAATATTTACACAACAGGGTTGGGTAAATGGGTCAATGTGTGGGGCAGTTTAAAAGTCTCGACATATGCCGGTGAAAGCCGGATCGTCGTCGCTAATCCTGCTACGGCATCTGGTGGATCAGAGTGCCGATGGGTCGACAGAACAGGAGATCTGGGCGGCTGGTCCTTAGGGCGGTATACATCATCTCGCAAGTACAAGAAAGATATTGAATACTTCGGTGATGAATACGGAATTGATGCTTGCCGAAGGTTTAGACCCGCTACGTTTAAGTACATTGACGATGAAAAGCAGTTGGTCAACTTAGGACTGATCGCGGAGGATGTTTTCGAGGTCTGCCCTGTTGTTGTGGTGTATCACAACAATGAACCTGACAGTGTCCAGTACTCAAATATGGTTGCGCTGGCGATTAGCGCAATACAAAACTTAGATAAAAGATTAAGTGAATTGGAGGGAGTTGCATGAAAGAAGAGATTGGTTTTTTAAAAGGCGTATATGCAGCGCTGAATCAACTTGAGGTAAAAGGTCGGGAAAATTGTGCTACTGTCGTGGCATGCATGAATAGCATCGAAAAGGTTATATACGCGTTAGAAAGACCTAAGACAGAAAAGGAGGCCTCAAATGAAAAATGCGAAGACGTTACAACTTGACTTTATAAAGCCGTATATGGAGCCCATCAATATAGAACTATGCGATTTTGAATCGTACATCTTCGATATACATATGTCGGTTGGTGGGTTTCCGGTAAACGTCGAAGACGCAAAGGTTATTTTCTACGCCAGAGGGGCTGGTAAAAAAGTAGTTTTTAATCCGTGCGTGGCTGTAGATAATGCAAAAGGTCACGTTCAGTACGACATCAAGAATCTAGTTGACGTTGATGCGGATTCCCTGTGTTGCTGGATCTTGATAATAAAAGACGATAAAGAACTGCGGTCAATGAAATTTACCGTCACTATAACCCCTGCTGATAATTAGTGCAAGGAGCAAACACATGATACAAAAATCAATAACAATAGACCTGTGGCAAGAATACAGACAAGCTATTGAACTTGTGCAGCACGAAGCGGAAGGGCGCACGCTCAATATCACGCTCACCAATGGAGCACAAGCGGTTGACTTAACAGCTTGTGCCGTAACGTTCAACATGACAAAGGGCACAGAGGTCATATACAACGCGTGCACAATAACGGACGCAATGGCAGGAAAAGTGTCTTTGCTGATTACTGGTGCTATTTGCGACACGGCGGGAACGTATACGAGCTTTATTGAGATCGTCAAAACCGACGATATTTTGAGGACGC